TCCTTCTCAGGAATTTAATTTCATCTTACAAAGCACCAGGTAAAAAATGCCTTTTACACAATTTACCAACCTGGATTATGAGCAGATAAAGCAATCCATCAAAGATTATATCAGAGCAAATTCTGATTTTTCTGATTTTGATTTTGATGGATCTAACTTTTCTGTATTGATCGATACGCTAGCATATAACACATATATCACGGCGTTCAACTCAAACATGATTGTCAATGAGACTTTTTTAGACTCTGCGACATTAAGAGAAAACGTAGTAGCACTTGCAAGAAATATTGGGTACGTACCACGCTCCAGAACGTGCTCTAAGGCAGTCATTTCTTTTCAGGTACAAACTACAACAACATCACCAACATTGACCTTAGAGGCGGGTCTAGTGTGTGTTGGTGCGATAGAAGATACAATCTATACTTTTTCAATACCAGAGTCAGTAACAACTTTGGTAAGTAATGGAGTTGCAACTTTTTCTGATATCACAGTCTATCAGGGAACATTTTTAGCAAGTCAATTTGTTGTTGATGGTTCACTTGACCAGAAATTTATTTTAAATAACTCTTTCATTGACACATCAACTCTTGTTGTTTATGTTAAGGGAGTTTCCGATATTGGAAGAGGTAGAGAATATAGACTAACTGACAATATTTTAAATATTGATTCTGGATCAGAAACATATTTAATACAGGAAGTTAAAGATGAGAAATATCAACTTTTGTTTGGTGATGGTATTTTTGGTAGAAAAATAGAAAATAATTCTGTTATTACAGTAACATATATTGTTACTGATGGTATTGATGGTAATGGTGCTAGAAATTTTGAATTTTCTGGAAGACTATTAGGATCAGAATCTGAAATTATTACTCCGACAAATAATGTCACAATAACAACGTCTCAACCATCTGCAAATGGTGCTGAGATTGAGAGTCTCGACTCTATCAAATATTTTGCTCCAAGATTATATTCTTCAAATTATCGTGCAGTAACATCACGTGACTATGAAGCACTTATAAGAGAAATTTATCCAAATACAGAATCTGTTTCTATAGTTGGTGGTGAAGAATTGGATCCACCAGAATATGGTAATGTTATTATTAGCATTAAACCAAAAAATGGTGATTACATTTCAGACTTTGATAAGAGACAAATTCTTTCAAAATTGAAAGGATATAGTTTATCTGGAATAAATCAGAAGATCATAGACCTTCAGGTATTGTTTGTTGAGATTGATAGTTATGTTTACTACAATCCATCAAAAGTTTCTAATATACAAGATTTAAAAACAAATATACTTAATACTTTAAATACATACTCACAATCAACAGATGTAAATAAATTTGGTGGGAGATTTAGATACAGCAAAATTGTAAAATTAGTTGATAATGTTGAAGAGTCTATTACATCAAATATTACAAGAGTAATAATTAGAAGGAATCTAAAAGCATCCATTAATCAGTATGCTCAATATGAACTTTGCTTTGGAAATCAATTTCATGTAAATTCAAAAGGATACAATATTAAAAGTAGTGGATTTACACTGATTGGAGATTCCAGTGAGGTCTTTCTCACCGATGTACCAAATAAAGATTCTAATGGAAATCTTGATGGTAGTGGTAAGGGTGTTATTTCAATTGTCAAAGAGTCTGGAGATCTTGGTGAACCAGTCGTTGTTGTAAAATCTGCAGGAACGGTTGATTATATTAAGGGTGAAATTAATTTGACAACCCTTAATATATCAGGAACAACAAAAACAAATAATATTGTTGAAGTTCAGGCATATCCAGAATCTAATGATGTTGTTGGATTGAAAGATCTATATTTAAGTTTTAATATTGAAAATAGCGCCATAAATATGGTTAAAGATACTATTACATCTGGAGAACAGATATCTGGTGTTGGATTTAAAGTTACGTCAAGTTATTCAAACGGAGCACTAAAGAGGGTATAAAATGATAAAAACGGGTTTTGAAACTAGAGTAAAAATTCATCAAGTTCTGGAAAATCAACTTCCAGAATTTATCCTTTCAGAATCTCCAAAAGCAGCAGAATTTTTAAAGCAATATTATATTTCTCAAGAAGCTCCTGGCGGATCAATTGATATTGTAGAGAATTTAGATCAATATTTAAAGTTAGACAATCTGACTCCAGAAGTTATCACTGGAGGATCAACACTACAATATGATATTACTGCCACATCAGAAACTATTGAAATTGAAAATACAAAAGGATTTCCAAGAAATTATGGATTGTTAAAGATAAATGATGAAATCATCACTTATTCTGAGATACAAGGAAATACATTTATTGGATGTGTACGTGGATTTAGTGGAATAACAACATATCACTCCGAACTTCAAAGGGGTGAAATGGTGTTTAGTACATCCCAAGCAGGAGCGCATTCTGCAGGATCTGCAGTTATAAATTTAAGTTCATTATTCTTAAAAGAATTTTATAAAAAAGTCAAATATACACTAACTCCTGGTTTAGAAGATTTAGATTTTGTTCCTGAGTTAGACGTAAGTAATTTTATTAAGGAAGCACGTGCATTTTATGCATCAAAGGGCACAGAAGAATCTTTTAGAATACTATTCAATGTTTTATATGGTGTAAAACCAAGAGTTATTGATTTAGAAGAATATTTAATTAAACCATCTGCTTCTGAATTTATTAGAAGAGAAATTATTATTGCAGAAAGAATTTCTGGAGATCCACTAAAATTAGTTGGACAAACTATCAAAAAATCAACAGATCCAGATACAAAAGCATCTGTTTCTGAAGTTGAAATTTTGTCAAATAATGGATTTACATATTATAAACTATCATTATTTGTTGGTTTTAGCGAAAACGCTTTAATTGAGGGAACATTCAATGTCCCTGGAAGAACTAGAGTTATTGGAAATATTCCAGTTGGTTCCGAAGTAATCACTGTAGACTCCACCGTTGAATTTCCAAATTCAGGAACTGTATTTTCGGCAGGAAATACAATAACCTATACCGATAGGACCATTAATCAATTTTTGGGATGTAGTGGAATTGAAACTGAAATCCCATCAACATCTGATATACGTTTTGATGAAGTAATGGTTGGTTATGAAGATGCTGATCTGACTAAACCTGTCGAATTGAGAATAACTGGTGTTTTATCAAAGTTTGTCCCAGTATCAGACATCAATTTTACAGATGAGGGTGAAGTAATCTATGTTAAGAATCTTGGTGAGATTATAAAAAATCCAGACGAAAATAAGAGTAAGAAACAAATTTTTTCAAACTCTTGGATTTATAATACCTCGGTAAGATATCGAGTAAAAGGTATATCTGGATCAACTTTTTCATTGTATTCAAGTATTGACAAATCCTCGTTAAAAATTGGTGATACTATAGAAATTTTGAGAAGAAATACTCAAATTGTAGATTATAGTAATGCTGTAGTTGCAAGTATCAATAAAGCAACGAGAGAAATTACTTTAGATAATCTTAGTGGATTTACATATAATCAAAATCTTTTATATGATATAAGAAGAAATTTGAAGAAAGCGTCTAGTATTGGGGCAGAATTGGAATATGGAAATAATATTCTAACATCAGATGTCCAGAATGTATATAATGAGAAAGATGAATACATGTATGTTGCATCAAATTCATTACCATCTTTTGACATTGATGTAGAACTTTCTTCAGTAAGTTTAGGAGAAGCAAATGGAGATAGAATTCAAGAATATAATCCAGCATCATTAAAATATTCTATTCTATCTTTTAACACTGATGTTCCATTTATAACTGGAGATGAAATTTATTATACACCAGAATCCCAAGAGATTCCAGGTCTTACTGAAGGATTATATTATGTCAGGGTTTTATCTGAGAGAAATAAAATAAAACTCTATACTTCAAGATCTTTTATTCCGACAGATGATTTCATCGAATTTGAAGAACTTCCTCAAGGATCGGGAAATCATATTTTTACATTATCAACTCAAAATAATCTAAAAATAGGCCCACAAAAGTCTCTTAAAAAGTTTAAGTTAAATCCAGACATTAAATATGGATCAGAAACAGAAACTACGGCAGACACTGTTGGATTATTGATAGATGGTGTAGAAATAACTTCATATAAAACCAATGATAAAATCTTCTATGGACCTCTTGAGGAAATAAAAATTTTAAATGGAGGTTCCAATTACGATGTAATAAATCCACCAAAAATAGAAATTTCTTCTGGTATTGGAACCACCGCATTAGTCAATGCAGTTGTTCAAGGATCTGTAAAAGAAGTTTTGGTTGATCCACAAGACTTTGATATTGATGATGCAATATCAGCATCTTTAACTGGTGGAAATGGTTCCGGATGTATATTGAGACCGATTACAGCAAGAAGATATAGAGAAATTGAATTTAACGCTGCACCAACTACTCAAGGTGGTGGACTGGATCTCACTAATGACGATTTATCATTTATTAATAATCATAATATATCAAGTGGGCAAGCTTTAGTATATTTAACTAATGACAATGATCCAATTAGTATTGGTACATTTAGAGGAAGCAATGATAGCACTGGAGAGTACCTTGAGCAAAATAGCGTTTATTACGCTCAGGTAACTGGACCTAAAACAATAAGACTTTACAAGACAGAATCTGATTACCGATCAGGAATTAATACTGTTGGATTTACTACTGAAAGCAATTCTGGATTCCAAAAATTTAGACTATTCGAAAGTAAAAAAACTGTAACTGGAATAGAAGTAGTAAACTCGGGGAAAGGATATACAAATAGAAAATTAAGAGTAAAGCCTATTGGCATATCCACTATTGATGACTCTATAAATTTTACAAATCACGGATTTACTGATAAAGATATTGTAGAGTATTATTCTGAAGGAAATTCTATTTCAGGATTGTCATCAACAACTCAATATTATGTTATAAAAATAGATGATAATAAATTTAGACTTGCTGATGCTGGAATAGGTGCAACGATAACTTCTAATTATGATAGAAAAAAATATGTTGAGATTTCATCAGTTGGCACAGGATATCAGATATTTAAATATCCAGACATCTCTGTTCAAGTAAATGTACGTTTCCGTGATGGTATATCTGGAATTGTTAGTGCATATCCAGTTGTTCATGGACCAATTATTGATACCTACTTATATGAAAAGGGAACAGAGTATGGATCTACAATTTTAAATTTACATAAGAAACCACTCTATGAAATTAAAACAGGTAGAGACGCACAAATAAAAACTTTCGTAAGAGAAGGTAAAATTGTTTCTGTCCAGGTTCTTAGTGGTGGAAGAGAATATTATTCTACTCCAGAACTAAAGGTAACTGGTGATGGTATAGGTGCTAAGTTAAGAGCTATTGTTCAAAATAATTCTATTGTTGATGTTGTAATTTTAAATGGTGGTGTAAATTATAATGATGATACTACTAGTGTCACAATAGTAAATCCAGGATCTAGTGCTTCTTTAGATCCATTAGTCAGAGGTTTAACAATTAATAGATTTTCGAGATTTGGTGAAAAAGTTCTAAGGAAATCCATAAAAAATTTAAAATATTCTGTTGTTGGGTATTCCACAGATGTTGGTAAAGAATATTTTGGTGATAGCGGAAATGGACATTCACCAATTATTGGATGGGCTTTAGATGGAAACCCAATATATGGTCCATATGGATATTCAGATCCTGAAGATACAGATTCTGATATCAAATTAGTACAATCTGGATATAATCTTAATATCAATAGAATAGAAAATAGACCTCCATCTTTTGGTCAAGGATTTTTTGTAGAAGATTATGAATTTGATAATTCTGGAGATCTTGACATAAGTAATGGGAGATATTGTAAGACACCAGATTTTCCACAGGGAACTTATGCATATTTTTCATCTGTAGAATCTAGTTTATCTGTTAATAGAATTATACCTAGATTTCCATATTTTATTGGTGATAAGTTTAGATCAGAATTACTTGAAGAGACTTATATAATTAATCAATATTTGGATTTTAATAGTGGGGAAATAATCAGAAATACTCTCCCATATAATGTTTCAGATCCATACTCTGGTAGCGACTTTTTGGTTGAATCAAATGAAATAACAAATCAAACATCTAAAGTAGAATCCGTTTTGAGTGGATCTGTAGATTCTCTCACAATTTCGGAGCCTGGATCAAACTATAGAATTGGAGACTCACTCGTTTTTGATAATGATGGTACTGGTGGTGGAGGAGCATCTGCTGAAGTTTCTCTCGTTAGAGGCAAAAATGTAACTAGTATAAACACAGAGATTTTAAAGTATGAAGACATTGTTCTTGTTTGGAAAAATGAAAATGAAGTACAAGGATACATATCAAGCACCCACACATTTAACGTAAACGATAATGTTTATCTAACAGGGATAAGCACAGATCTTAAGGATGTTTTGGGTAAAAATTATAGAGTTGGATTCTCTTCTGAACAAACTTTCTTATACAAGAATATTCCAGCATCTCCAATAGCTGGCGTTGTAACAGATATATTCTTATCAAATATTACACCTAATATTTCTATCGGAAGTACAATCAGAATTGGATCTGAGGTTATGTCTGTTTTAAACAGATTTGATACCAGAAAAATTCTAAGAGTTAAGAGAGGTGCTTCAGGATTAGCACATACCTCATCATCAAAAATCGAACTCTTACCAAGTTATATCTCCCTACCAATTAAGACAAATAAATTTCAGTCTAGCATAAACCAAATAGTATATTTTAATCCAACAGAATCTATTGGAGTTGGAAATTCAGTAGGATTTAGTACATCAGTAGAAACAACTATTGCAATTGGTGAAAATTTTGTTGAAAATGTATCAATACCAACTCAAAGCATTAGAATTCCAAATCATCCATTTAAGACTAATCAGAGAGTTTTAATTAAAAAAGCTTCTGGATCTGCAAGTTTGTTTGTTCAAAATACACCAACTAGCTCAATTAACGCTATTTTAAATAGCGGTAATGAGGAAGCTTTTTATGTCATTAAAAAATCAGATGATTTAATTGGTATTGTGACCAGTGTTGGATTGACAACAACTACTAATGGTCTTTTCTTTGTTTCAAATGGTTCTGATGATTTTGAATATTATATACGTTCCGATTTTCCACAGGTTACTGCAGATGTAAATAGAGTTACAACTTTGGTTTCTCTATCAACAAGTCATGGTTTACAAAACGGTGATACAATTAACTTATCTGTAAAATCAAACCAGTCTATCGGAATAGGAACATCTACCGCAGTTAAAATAAAGTATGATTCACAACTATCAAAAATACTAGTAAATCCTGTAGGATTTTCTTCAGAAAATGTTGACATACAGAATAATCTAATAAATTTAGTTGCTCATGGATTCTCAAATGGTGATAAAGTATATTATACCTCCGATGAAGTAATTTCTGGTCTTAATACTGGGTATTATTATATTAAAGTTTTAGATGAAAATAATTTCAACTTATGTGAAACTTTATATGATATCTCGTCTTTCCCGCCAAACATTGTAAGCATTGCATCAACAGGTGGTTTAAATCAAGAGTTGATTTTTGTAAATCCAGAATTAAAAGTTATAAACAACAATAATTTAGTTTTTGATGTTACAGATTCATCCCTTCAAGGATATAATTTAAAATTTTATTACGATGAGAACTTTAGAAATGAGTTTGTTTCTGTTGGAAATACAAATAATTTTGCCGTTTCTGGTGTTGGAACCATAGGAATTAGTTCAGAAGCAACAATAACTCTGAATTATGATTCCAGAAATCCACAATTTTTATATTATTCTCTCGAAAAATCTGGTTTTATATCGACATCTGACATTGATGTGAACAATGCATCTTTAATTTCATATAATCATAGTCAGTATGTTGGAAGATATCAAGTATTTGATGCTAATTTAAATTCAAATCAGTTCAAGATATCTTTGACAGATATTCCAGAAGACTTGAATTACATATCTTCGGAATGTGATGATCTTTCATATACTACAAATTCTACTACTGCTTTAGGAGGAATAGCAAGAATATCACTTACTGGTGGTGGATCTGGATACAAAAAATTACCAGTAGTCTCTTCATATAATACAACTTTTGGAAATGGGGCTAAAGTATTTACTGGATCCACAAATATTGGAAAAATTGAATCAGTTAGAATTATTGATCCAGGATTTGAATATCCTTCTGACGTAACGTTAAGACCAGAAGCTCTTGTACCATCCACATTCTTTATCACAGATTCTGATTTTGTTGTTGGTATTGATTTAGAGTTTGGTGGAAAAAATTATACAAGTCCACCAGAACTCGTACTTATCAATTCTAGTGGGAAAAAAATTAACAATGGTATTATAGAATCTGTAATAAATGGGTCAAGCATAGGATCTTTGAGAATTACAGAACCACCAAAAGGATTGAATGCAACAACTCATACTCTCAAAGCAATTAATAATAGCAACGGATTTTCAATATCAAATGTTTTATACTCTCCAGGTGTAGGAATTGTAACGTGTACACTATTGACACCAATTGTTGGATTTTCAACTAATGTTGTAAATGTTGGTGATAAAATCTTTGTTGAAGGTATTGAAAAGTATGGAATTTCTGGAGATGGATTCAACTCCGAAGATCATGAATATGAATTCTTTACAGTATCTGATTATAGAAACTTAAATCCAGCAGAGGTTGAGTTTAATTTATCATCATATACACCAAATGCAGGAGTTGCTGTAACATCACCCAATTTTGCATCTATTGTCCGTTACGAAGATTATCCAAGATTTAATGTAAGAACTGGATCGTCAACATTTAGTCTTGGCGATAAACTTCTATTGAAAACAATAACTGGTGATTATTTTGAAACTGATTGGATAGTAACAGATTCAAAAGTTAACTTTATAAAAGCAGTTGGCAGATACGATCTAGAAATTGGTGATGAGATTCTTGGATCATATAGTGGAACAAGAGCTAAAATAGATAGTTTTATTACAAATAATGCTCGTTTTGAAATAAATTATTCCATAAGACAGGATTTGGGTTGGTTAGACAATACAGGAAAACTTAATGAAGATTATCAGGTTCTTCCAGATAATGATTATTATCAATCTCTTTCATATACAGTTAAGAGCCCAATAACATTTGAAGAATCTACAAATTCTGTAAATTCTTTACTTCATGTTACAGGACTTAAAAATTTCTCAGATACAGAAGTTAAGTCAGTTTCATCAACTTCCATAGGATCAACAACAATTGATTCATTAGCAATATTTGATTTTATCGAACAAAAGAGAGTAGATACTATTAATAATTTTGATTTTGGTGTTGATTTAGACATTCTTGAGTCAAGATCAAATAAAATAAAAATAAAAAATAAAAAATTAGCTGGATATATTGAATGTAGATCAAATAGAGTATTGAAAATAGATGATATTAGTCAGCAATTTTCAAATACAAGATCTTCTTTAAATCCGTATGTTGAACTTCCATTTGAAGAATCCTTTGCAAGATTTTTGATTCAGATCATTAATCCAAACTCAACAGATATTCAAGCAACAGAAATTCTGCTAGTTAGAAGTCCAGCAGATATTATAACATTTGAAAAATCTTCCATTTTTACTACTGATGAGCAACCTGTAGATATTGAAGGTAACATTGACCAATTTGATAATACTACACTTAGATTCTATCCAGAAAATCCATCAGATATTGACTATGATATTAAAGTAATCAAATCTTATTTTAATAGTGATACTATTGGAATTTCAACTTTAAGTGTTGGATTTGTAAATCTAGTTGGTTCTGTAGATTTTGCTGCTGTAGGAGTTACAACTGAGATTATATCTGCTAATAAAGAATCCGCAAGTTCTTATTACATAACGGCAGAAGTCTACGATAAAAACAGAGATGTCTTCAGAAACTTAGTAGAACTTTATATTACTCATGATGGTACAAACACTTATCAGTCAGAATACTTCTTTGATACGATATCTACCGATTCAAATTCGAATTCGTTTATTGGAACATTTACTTCACGTATTGATGGTGATAATATTTTTGTTGATTATGAGAACGTTGATTTTGATGGAGATATTTTGATAAGATCCAGAATTGTTGGATTTGGATCAACAGCAGTTGGTGTTGGCACCTATAGATCAATTTTAGAAGGTCAAATTGAAGGAACTGAAAGATCATTCAAGTATGAATCCAACTATAAGTCAACAATTTCATCAAGTGCTTCTATTGCAAGTTTTGTTAAAGAAGAAGTATCAACAATTAAGTCTCTTGTAAGAGTTTCCTATGGAAATACTAGTGCATTACATCAGATTCTTTTAATTAATAATAATGGAACACATGGAATTGTTCAATATCCATTTGTTTCAATTGGGTCTACTTCTGGGATTGGCACTTTTGGAGCAGAATTTTCTGGCAGCAACGCCAATATAATGTTCTATCCAGATCCATCAGTAACAGATGAAGTAAAAATAAATGCATTTAATGAATCGATTTATACCCTGAGTGATCTAGAAAATGTTTATCCATCTATTGAATTTGGAAAATCTAGAGAACAATTAGATTTACTATTCTACAACGCTGTAAATGGAAACAGAGCGAATAAGACAAGATTTACATTAAAGTCTGGTGGAAATCCAGTTTTCTCCAAGAGATTTAATCCGGGGGATACTGATTACTTAGAACCATCTACTGGGTTAATAAAAATTAAAAATCATTACTTTAGTACTGGTGAAAGATTGATCTATACACCAAGATCAACATTTATTGGAATTAACTCCGTTAGTGTAAGTATTGGTGCAACACTAAATTCTGCAGGAGTTGTTACAACAATTCTTCCATCGGAAGTTTACGCAATAAAAATTGATAATGATCAATTAAAACTTGCAACTAGAAAAGAATATGCCCAAGCAGGCATCGCAGTAACGTTTACAAATACTGGATCGGGTAATTCTCATGAATTGGAAATGTATAAAAAACTTGAAAAATCTCTAATAACAATTGATGGGATTGCACAATATCCATTAGCACTTACAACGGTCAATACGACATTGAAATACAATGGAGGATCTATAGATGAATATGACACGATAATTTCTTTGGATTCTATTCAGAATATTCTTCCAGAAGATATTATTAAAATTGATGACGAACTTGTCAGAGTTTTAAATGTTGGTAGAGCGCCATCAAGCACGTCAACAATAACTGGAGTTGGCACTTTCTTTAATATTGAAGTTCAAAGAGGATACCTTGGATCTCGTAAAGATGGTCATAATGATGGATCATCTGCTAACGTTTATAGTGGAAATTACAATATTGTTTCTAGTGATATCTACTTTACAGGAGCTCCAACAGGTAAGATTAGCAACATTAGAAATTCTTCTAACTTAGATTTTGAACGAGCAGTGTTTGGTGGAAGAGTCTACCTTAGAGATGACTATACAAATAACAGAATATTTGATGATATATCAGCAAACTTTACTGGATTGGGGCAAACATATACAACATATGTTGGTGGATTGAATACAACCGGAATTCAAACTGGAAGTTCACTTGTGTTCTTAAATGGAATATTCCAAACACCAACAACACAAAATAACCCACTAAACAACTATGATTATGTTTCAAATTCTGGTATTTCTAGTATCGTATTTACTGGAATAACATCGTCCAATGGTGATCTTGTTATTTCCGAATATGATATTAACCAAAACCAACTGCCAAGAGGTGGTGTTATTGTTTCCATTGGTGCAACACAAGGTCTTGGATTTGCACCATTATATCCAGCGCAAATTGGTATTATTACAAATGCATCTGGTGGTATTGGAAGTATTGTTGCTATTGCACAAACAGTATTCCCAACGGATAGGGATCCTCTAAATATCGTAACATTTAATTATGACAACACAACTGGTGTATGTACATTCACATTATCGGAAGAACATAACCTTAAAGTTGGTGATAGTTTAAGTTTATATGGACTTGAGTTTGAATGTAATTCTCAAGAAGCAGTTCAAAGCATTAATGTTGTTAGTGCAGTTTATACCGAATCAACTGGAATTGCAACTATCACTCTTGCATCACCACATGGTCTAATTCAGAACAGAGATTACATTAAATTATCTGGTCTCGAATTCTCATGCAATTCTTGGACTGGTATTACAACTTATAATGTAACTGCAGCGGATTATACAGAATCTACAGGAATTACAACAATCACTACTAATGCAAATCATGGATTAGAGGTTGGTGATTATGTAAAACTTGCCAATTTAGAATTTTCATGCAATTCTTGGACAGGAATTACCACTTATAATGTAACTAATTTGGTATACAATGAAGTAGTTGGTATTGCCACAATAACCACAAATGCAAATCATGGTCTTCAAATAGGTGATTATGTAAAACTTGCCAATATTGAGTTGGCGTGTACTTCTGAGCATATTGGATTTTCTTCAACGAAATTCCCATATCCAGCAGGGACAGATGATTATAGTGGTACTTATCCACAAAGTAGTTCAAATACTTTGAGTGGAACTTGGGATGTTTATAGAGTTATTGCAGGGACATCTGGAACAACTATTACACTTAATGTTGGAATTTCAACCATTGCACACACATACGTTTCTGGTGGAACAGCAACAATTGGCATTACAACAAACAAATTCCCATATCCTGGAGGAAGTTATAATACCCTTGGTAACACCTATGATATTTACAGAGTTCTTGCTGGAACTTCTGGAACAACTATTGTAGTCAATGGTGGCATTTCAACCATTGCACACACATACGTTTCTGGTGGAACAGCAACAATTGGCATTACAACTTCATTCTTCCCATATCCTGGTGCAAGTGCAAATACTCTTGGAGATACTTATGATGTATTCCCATTAAGAACGGGAAGTATTGGAACATCACTTGTTCTTAATGTCGGTGTTTCCACCATCGCTCATACCTATATTGGTGGTGGTGTTGCTATTGTTGGTGTAACGACAACTATCTTCCCATATCCTGGTGCTGGTCCAACTGGAGGAATCTACCAGGCACTTACAGGAACCGCTGGAACCTCAGTAACAGTTAATGGTGGTATTTCTACTATCACACACACTTACGTTGGTAGTGGCATCTGCACAGTTGGTCTGGAGTGGAACGATTATAATTATGGATCTGGTTACTATAATAATAACGTTTCTATTGCGATTACATCTCCAACAGGTAATGCTGCCCAGATTAGTGCTGTTGTTGGTGTTGGGGGAACTCTGATCTTTACAATTGACAATGCCGGTTCTGGATATGCATCAACTAATACCAGAATTGATATTTCTGAGCCATCATATCAAAATCTTTCTGTAGTCGGTGTTTCTAGACTAGGAATTGGTTCTACTACTGATACTGGTTCAAATGCCTTAATTTCACTTAAAGTTGGGGCAAATGATAATATTGCTTATGATGGAAGATACTACGATGCAGCAAACTTGATCGATGGCAATACTCAGTTAATTGCCGATGTTGCAGTTGGAAGAATGTTAGCATACTATCCAACTTTTGCAGTTCCTGGTGGAAATGCAGAGTGTTCAGATGATATCAAGACAGTTATTGCTGGAATCACTTATGGTCTAAGATTTGGTGGTAATGATAAGGTATATGATGCTGCTAATGTTTATGCAACAAACAATTACCTAGAGGGTGAAGAAGAGCAGGCAATTTATGCATTTAACCAAGCAAGAGACCTTGCAATCCAGGCAATGAGAAACGAAACCATCGTTACTCAAACAATCACAAGTGGAACAAACGCTGATGCCGCAAATCTAATTCTTTCTAATAAGAAAATAATTGCAGATGTTGCTGTTGGTAGAATGTTGCAAAATTATCCAGGATTTACAATTCCTGGTCAGGAAACAATTACGCCAACCAATGTAACTTATGATGCACAAACTGGTTTATCCACAATTACTTATGCAAACCATGGTCTTTTTGTTGGTGATGAAATTCGTATTGCTACTGGATCACTAACTTTCACGTGCTCAAGTGACAATTATCAAACTCCAGTCGCTTATCCAAGAGCAACTGATCCTATTGCTGGTAAGAATCTATTTGTAACCGCAAAAACTCAAAATACATTTACAGTAAACGTTGGTACATCAACAGCAGTAGCACATCAACCAACTAATGCATCTTATGATCCAGCGACTGGATTGGCAGTAATTACAATCCCAAATCATGGATTAACGACCAATACAAGCGTTTATATGACTGGTGGTGGGTTTACCTTTACATGTGCAATGGACAACAATTCCAGTCAGCACACATATCCAAGATCTGGAGATGATACCTATAATACAACCACCGGGATAATTTCTGCAACAACTAATACTATAACATTAAATGTTGGTGCATCTGGACCAAATCAATACTATACACCAACAAATGTGACTTATGATCCAGCAACTGGATTGTCGGTCATGACAATTGGAACTCATAATCTAAAAGCAGGTAATCCAATCATTATCCTGGACAACTCTTTGACATTTACTTGTGATATGGATGGTGATCAAATAGAGAAAACTTATCCACGACCAGCAACTGCCAATAAACCAGCAGACTATGCGAGTGGAAGATCAATCTCAATCGCATCTACAACTAGCACAACCATCACAGTGAATGTTGGCGCATCTGATACTAATAGATACTTTGAACCATCTGCTGCAACTTATGATGATGCAACTGGTGATCTTGTAGTAACTATTGGTCAGCATGGTCTCGATGTTGGTGAAGGAATTGTAATCGCTCAAGATTCGTTTATCTTCACATGCGATCAAGATTCGCACGCAACACAACATTCATATCCACGTTCTGGTGATCCTGCTGGTGGTGGAATTTCAACTTCAATCACTGGAGTTGGAACAGCAACTTATACAATAACCGCAGCAGATTACGATCCCGTAAGTGGAATTTTAACAGCAACTATTGCTGGACATTCTCTACTTCCTGGAGATTATGTTAAGTTTGCCGATAATTCACTCACATTTACATGTAACCTTGATGGAAATTCCACTCAGCATTCATATCCACGTCTAGGATCTGACCCATACGCAAGAAAGTGGATTAGAATCTCAGATGCCAGCGTCAATACAATTGAAGTAAATGTGGGATCTGGCGGAACTAATACTTCAACACATACATTTGTTTCTGCTCTAACCAATGGATTAATCTATCAGACTGGTCAAATTACAATCAATGTTGGTAATGCTGGTGCTGCAGTTGGATCTGCTCACTTGTTTGTATCAGCATCAAATCTGTACTTTACACCAACAGACGCAACTTATGATCCAGTTACTGGATTGTCAACTCTAACAATTGGCACACATACACTGAAGGCTGGTGTTGATCGTATAAACCTTGCTCCAGAATCTTTAGATTTTACATGTGCATTGGATGCTCATGGATCAATCCACTCTTATCCAAGACCTGGCGATCCTGCATATAATAGATCTGTTAGCATTGCATCAACAACATCAGATACGATTACGGTTTATGTTGGCACAGGTGGAACAGATACTTCTGCACACATATTTGTTAATGCAGACACAAATTCCGTTATCAGATATACTTTAAGGCATGAACCTCAAACTATACATGCTTTTGTAGGTGCCGCTACAAGCGCAATTCAACATCTACCACAATCTGCACATACATTTGTTTCTGCAACTTCAAATGCAATCATTTCTGGTGGCGACTATAATCACCAGTTTGTTTCAGCATCTTCTGGGGCAATAACAATTAATATTAGTAGAGAATGTACAGATGATATTGAAGATGTTCTTGAAACCATTGCACATAATTTAACTTATGGTGGTAATGATAGAGTTTATGATGCTGCCAAGTTGTATGCTGACAATGACTACCTATTGGGAGAAGAGGATGAATCTATTTTTGCTTATGAACAAGCAAAGGATTTAGCAATTCTTGCAATGAGAAACCAGGAAATTCCCGTATATAAGATCACCTCTGGCACAAATTATGATGCATCCAACCTAATTGAAGCAAATAGAACCCTGATTGCCGATGTTGCTTATGGAAGAATGCTAGCAGCATTCCCATCATTTGTAATTCCAACAGGTGATCCTCAGGATTGTAAGGATGATATTATGGATGTTACAACTGAAATTATATGGAACCTTAGATATGGTGGAAATAATAAGGTCTGGGATGCTGCTGCACTTTATATGAATAATCCATATTTGTCTGGAGAAGAAGCAGAGTCAATCTATGCATTTGAACAAGCGAGAGATATCATGATTCAGGTGATGCGTAATGAAGCAGTTACCATTTCTGGTTATTCAACTGCTGTTCAGGTAACAGATCCTTCAATTCTTGTCGATCCTGCTGGACCTCCATATTGTGCTGATGTAGCATCAGCACTAACAGTCTTTGTTGGTATTGTCACTCAGGCAATTGGTCTTTCAACTATTTCTGCCAACAGAACTTCACCAACAGAGAGATACACTTATGAAACTCAGGTTATTGATCTTTCAATCCTTCCAGATGCTTCAAATCCAACATGTGCAACCGTTGAATCTGCAATTACATCATTTGTTGGAATTGTAACTAATGCAATTTATGATGGAACTCTTCCAACAAGAACAGTTAATTCAAATACTTATACAAATGAGATTCAATTCATTGATAATACGGTTATTGGTGATGCATCTCAGACTCCAGGAATTTATGCGGAAGGTGATTGTGCAAATGTAGCATCTGCGATTGCATCTTATGTTGGTATCATTACTGGAACAATTGATACTGGCTCAATTCCAGCATCGAAGACAGTTGCTCCTGGATCACTATTCCAAGTCACAGACTTTAAGATTGCAAGATCTGGATATGGATTCCAAGTAGGAGATGTCTTCAAACCAGTTGGACTTGTAACAGATGGAAGACTGGCGAATCCTATTAATGATTTTGAAATAACAGTTCTTCAAACATTTACCGATAAAATAGCCTCATTGGAAGTTGGTGAATTTGATTATATTGATTCTGTTAAAGATTTACAAGATGGTATAAGGAGAAGATTCCCACTTTATTTCTCTGGACAACTACTTAGCTTTGAGACTAACAAAAATGATAGAGACTCTTCACTTATCGATTTAAATAATTTATTGTTAATTTATGTAAATAATGTTCTTCAAGTTCCTGGAGAGGGATATGAATTCACTGGAGGAACCTCATTCATATTCAGCACACCGCCAGATCCTGAAGATAATGTTGTCATATTCTTCTATAATGGAACTAAGAATGTTGATAGTGTTAATGTCGATATCCCAGAATCAGTTAAGATTGGTGACATTGTTCAATTAGATAAAATTTCAACAAGCCCAACAACAAAAATCCAAGATCAAAGAACGATATTTGACATAAGATCTTCTGACCAAATTGAAACTAATTCATATATCGGAATTGGAATAGATGATACTAATTATCGTCCATTAAGTTGGACAAAACAAAAAATTGATAAAATTATTAATGGACAAGCAATTTATAAATCTAGAGATTCTATCGAATCTCAAATTTATCCAACTAGTAGAATTATTAAGAATGTTTCAAATTCTGATACAGAAATATTTGTGGATAATGCACAATTCTTCTACTATGAAGAAAATGAGTCTGCTATAACTATAGAGTCTGTTGGTGGATTAATTATACCAGAAACAGAATTGGAAACTGCAAAAATAAGCGTAAATGTTGGATCTGGCGGTACAATTTCTGGAATCAATATTATATCTGGTGGTTCTGGTTACACTGGACTTTCCACATTGATTTCTTTCCCATCACCTGTTTTAACTGGAGTGGGTATTGGAACTACAGCATCTGCAACAATTGCTATAATTAATGGATCTTTAACTGCACCAATAACAATTACAAATCCAGGTTATGGTTACACTGAGGCGCCAATTGCACTCGTATCTTCTCCAAAACTAAGGAAAGAAAAAGTTACAAATATAACAACGGTTGAAGGATTTACTGGTATTATCACTGGCATTTCAACAACCACTGGAACTAGTGGTCACTCATTAGCATTGAAACTGAATCTGAAAAATCCAGGTTCAAACTTTACTGGTTTAGAAGTTGGATATCCAATTTACATTTATGATACATCTGTTGGATATGGTGTAACATCAGTAGATTCTAATAATAATTCAGTTGTTGGAGTTGGCACAACATTCTTGGATAATATTTACTATATTCATTCAATCACAAAATCTACAGAAAATGCTGAGATAATTACAAATATTAACACTGGATCAGTTGTTGTTGGTATTGCATCTACTGGCAATCTTCTTGGTAGATTCTCTTGGGGTAGATTGAGTGGAATCAATAGAGGTTTATCACCTATTTCTATTGGTGTTACTGGATATACTATAAGTGTTGGATTATCAACTTTCCCAACCATACAGAGAAGAGACTTTGGTCTAAGAAATAATGGTTCTCTTAGGAAAGACCTTGGGTAAAACCTAGTATAAATATAGAAAAAAGCTAGTGGATAATGGCAGCCATTGTAACGGATCAATTTAGAATTCTAAATGCGAATAATTTTATAGAAACCGTTGATAACGCAAACAATTCATATTATGTTTTTCTAGGATTGTCAAACCCAACACGTGTTGGGTTTGGTGGAGTAGTTGATTGGGATACTAATACCCCAAATCCAATAGATAATACAAATAATCTTAATCATGTTGGCGACACAATGCTATTTGGTAAGAAAGTTACCAGTTTGAATGTTAGAAGATTGATTAGGAGAGTTGATTGGACCAAAGGAACAAGATATGAAATGTATAGGCATGATTATAGTATTGTATCCCCATCACCAATAACTCAATCATCAAGACTTTATGATGCCAATTATTATGTAATGAATGAAAATTATGGTGTTTATATCTGTATCGATAATGGATCCTCTGGTATAAACACAACAGGAAATGCATCACAAGATCAACCACAATTCACCACATTAGAACCATCAAGAGCAGGAGAAAGTGGAGATGGTTATCTTTGGAAATACTTATTTACAGTTTCTCCAAGTGATATTATTAAATTTGATTCCACAGAATATATTTCATTACCAAACAACTGGAGTACTTCTACAGATAGTCAGATTGAAGCAGTAAGATCAAACGGAGATTCTTCAGTAAATAATAACCAAATTAAGAAAGTTTACATTGAAAATGGTGGATCTGGTTATTCGGGAGGATTGGGGCAAGAGGTAGATATTCTTGGCGATGGTACCGGTGGGAGAGTTATCATTGATGTTGTTGGTGGAGAAATTACAAATGCTGTAATCTCATCGGGAGGAAAAGGATATACTTATGGAATGGTTGATCTTGGACTAATTAATACAAATGCTTCTGCAGACTTTGCAAAATTGATTCCAATTATTCCACCATCTAAAGGTCATGGATATGATCTCTATAAAGAATTGGGTGCAGATAAAGTCTTAGTTTATGCGAGATTTGACGATTCTACAAAGGATTTCCCAATTGATACTAAATTTGCTCAAATTGGTATTCTCAAGAATCCAACATCTATAGGATCAACTTCAACATTTACAGAAAACGAGTTTTCATCATTATTTGCTGTCAAATTTACTTCAACATCAGGAACAATTAGTGTTGGAGATAAAATAAGACAGAGTGTTACTGATGGTACTGCACTTGGATTTGTTGCTTCATATGATGAGGACAAAGGTACTAAAATATTTTAAAGATAGATCATTATATTTTAATCAATCAACCTTAGACCAAACAGATTATATTGGTGTTACAACAGCATCACAAGTTTTAGATTTTGAATCTTCAGCAACTCCGGTTACAACAGCATCTGGATTTGTTGGTTCTATTGATTTGAATTTTACAGGAATCACAACAAATCCAACTGGTACAAAGATTATTAGTCTTGGATCAAGATTCACTAATGGACTCGCTTCTCCTGAGATAAATAAAGGATCGGGGGATGTAATTTATATTGATAATCGACCCCTCATTAACAGAAATTCTCGACAAAAAGAAGACGTTAAAATCATTCTGGAATTTTAAAAAATGCCACAAAAGACTAATCTAAATATCAATCCATATTATGATGATTTTGATAGAGAAGATAACTACTATAGGGTTCTGTTTAAACCAGGATATCCTATTCAGGCTAGGGAATTAACAACACTTCAATCAATTCTTCAAGATCAGATTGAGTCTTTTGGGAGTCATATGTTTAAGGATGGCTCAATGGTCATCCCTGGTGGAATTACTTATATTTCAGAATACTACTCAGTAAAAATAAATGAAGATCATTTAGGAATACCCGTTACATCATATTTGGACAAATTAGTTGGTCTAAGATTAACAGGATCTGAAACTGGAATATCGGTAGTTGTTGATTCATATTTGACACCGGCTACTTCTTCGGAAGTTACTGATATAACTTTGTTTGTACAATATCTTAATTCTGGATTAGATAATGAAATAAAATTTTTAAATGATGGAGAGGAATTAATAACTGAAACGTCATTTATATATGGAAATACATCTATAACTCAAGGTGATACCGTCGCTTCTTTAGTTTCTACAGAATCTTGTGCTATTGGATGCGCTGCAGCAATATCAAATGGAATTTATTTTATTAGAGGATCTTTTGTAAATGTTTCTTCTGATAAAATTGTTTTAGATCCATATACAAATCAACCATCATATAGGGTTGGACTAACTATTTCAGAAGAT